TCTGCTATTTTACCTGTAGCTATTCCTAAATCAGCTAAAGAAATAGTGACTGCACCTACTGCTGAATCTCTTGCTAGTGGAGCTGTTGCTGTTATACTATTTACTTCACCTGTAGTTTCATCATTATACAGTTCTGTGAAGTTGTCGTTTATTTTATCAAATGCGGTTCTTAACGGATCACCTGTTCCATCATTTGCTGCACTCCCAATTCCTATTGTCTGTTTAGCCATTTTATTTTATTATTAATTCATACAAGAAGGTTCGGAAGGTATATCAATTGTAGAATTATTTGATGAGATACCCCACCAACTACTACAATATATATTCCCCCAATTTATGTTATTTGCCATTATATTTCAGTTTGGTCAGCAGTCGTTGTTGTAGTGTCTGCAAATATACTAATCATACTAGCTAGAAGACTACTCCCTCCTGCGATTGAAGGATAAAATATACCCCATCCTATAGTGCTATCTTCATTTGCGTTTCCGAACCAACTCTTTTTGTATACCGATCCCCAACTCATTATTGTTCTTTATAAGATAACTATTTAATTTAATTTCGTTTTCTTTTTTAGGTCTATAAACTTTCTTCTTTTTTCTACCCATTATAAAACCCAACCGGTAAAATTAACGTCTCTTTCAGGATACATTCCGTCATCCTGGTTAGATATATATTCCGGATATAAACTACTATTGTAATTCATATGGTCCATAAATCTTTGAGTGTAAAACTCAGCAGTCTCCGTAGCGTGACCTGCAAGAGAATTAATTTCTGACTGATCTACAGGTGTTGAATTTTCTGAATTGTGTTTATAAATACCACCATTTGATATTTGATAAGCCGCATAAGGTATATAAGCCGCTTGAGTATACCAAACAAGCATTGGTTTAATGTAATCATCAACCAGGGTTTTGTAATCACCTGTTAAGGCATTTGCTATAATGTCAGCCTGTAATTTTTCATATAATTTACTACCTAGATATGTTTGTATTTCAGTGTCCTGAGCCACTTCAATAAAATGCACTATCTTATCAGCATCTAAATTTCCGTCAAATATTGACTTCCTTTTTAATTCCTTTAATGTTATAAATAAAGCCTTCATATTTATTCTTCTTCTTTAGGTTCTTCTAATTCAAAATCAACCTCTATATCTAATAACTCTTCGTCATCTATCACTTCTTCCTTATCTGAAGATAACTTTTCACCTGTTTCTTCTTCTCTTTTAATCTTAGTAGATATATTATCTAACTCAGTAAACTCTATAGGTTGTAAAGTAGTAAAGTATAAGTCAAGCATTATTCCATTGAACGATAACAATTCTTTGAAAGCATCTAATAGTAATGTTTGAAATGGTCTAATAACAATATTATCCACAAGGATGGATGCTGTTCTTAATTCTTCTGCGTTATTACCAAATCCTGTATTATCTTTAATACCTAATAAAATAGGTGATACAACACCGTGACCTATCATAATCTTTTCTCTACTCTCCTTGGCTAAAAAATCATATTGGGCGTGAGCATCCGGTAAATGCATAGGCTCTACACCTGCTTGACTTTCAGAGCTCTCGTTGAATGCAAGAATAAACCTACCTGCATTTGAAGACCCACTGAATTTATCATATATCTTTCTCTCTATAAGTTCCTGGATTTCATCTGTAGGAACACCATTGTTAAAATTCAATAATAGAGAAGGCTGTAAACCATTTTTAATATTACTTATATGATAGTTAGACACCTCTTCTTCTAGAGAACAATACTGTAAACATCCTTGATAATCAACAGGACTATAATAATAGAACCCTGCCCTATATGGTTTAATGCAGTAAATCTCAATCTTCTCAGACCTAGTTCCATTTCTAAAAGAAGGTATCCTTTTAGGTTTATCTGATGGTTTTATATTGGCCCAATCTGGATGATAATAATACCCTTTAACTTTACCATCTTTAGCTTTCTCTGCTCTTAATGTTTCGGTAGGGAAATGATGAAGGCCTGATATCTGTTTTTTACCTGCCTTATAAACAACCTGTATTGTAGCCTGACCTAGCATTTTTAAATCATTAACCACTCTTTTAATATCATTCGGTCTTAATAAGGACTGCATCTTACCAAACATCTCAGGTTTTTCAGTAGAGTCTGTTGCGTTTAATCCTCTACCATAAATCATATCAACAATACCATTGATACATCTTGAGTTTGTTGGACTACCTAAATATCTTTCTATAAGCTCATAGAAGTAATTATTGTCATCTCCATATTCAACCCATTCCCTTCTAGCATTCTCTTTTACTTTAGGTATTTCGTATCCAGATAAATTTACAACCCTCATACTAGGATCAACCTTTTTAGGTATTTGAATGTTTCTATTAGCTTTAATGTTTTTTCGACTCATATTATCATATATTGTTGCTCTTGCGTATCAGCATCATAATTATTGTATTCGCTAGTATTAAGTGTATGCGATATTGTTGTATCTGTTTTTGCAGTTGCATAAACTTTATCTCTATAAAGTAATGTAGAACCTTGTTTTACTTCTATAGAATAAGAAGTGTCTTCAGCTAAAATACTAAACGTACAAGGTATATCTAAAAAGTTACCATTTACAGTTGAAGTTAAACTAGTCAGTGTCTCATTCTTTTTTGTACCGTCTTCAATAATCTTTAAGGTTAAATCACTAGCGGCAGTGTATGCCCTAGGTATTATGCTTAAAGTTTGAGAGTCTGTACTTGGTAAAAGTCTTATCATATAATTATAACTAAAATACTTTAGTTTTGTTCACAAAAAAAGGGTAACCGTTAAGCTACCCTTTAATTATCAAATAAAACTCAGTTTAAGAGTTTGTACCTGGTGTAACTGTTACACTTGCACTACCCATCCCTGCATAGGGGTCAGCTAGAGTTGGTGCATCTACAAAGTTAGCCGGTTCTCTCTCCATAGCAGTAAGTGTAAGTGTGTAACCACTTAAATCTCCCATAGATGTACCTGTAGCAATAGTTCCTCCTGTTACTTCAGCACCGTGTTCTAGACCCATAACAAATACATTGCCGTTATAATCTTCAACTGCAATGTGAGGTCTTCCATATGTCAACAACTTGATTTCTTTATGATCCTCTTTACTTAACTTTCTCAAGGTAAGAGATAGAGTTTGTTCAAAGAAAGCAGTCCCATTTTCTGTACTAGCAGTAATACTTTGTTCAAAGCTGTTAGCACCTTTTAATTCGTATTTAAAAGCAATAAAAGTTCCTGATAAATCTGTAATCTCATCATTAGTCTTTGTTACAGTACCTAAATCACCAAAATCAGTGAAATATACTGCTCTTAGACCGCCAACTACATCTTTACAAGGTTCTTTACGCCCTTTAGTTAAATCACAAGCCATATCTTTTTATTATTAAAAAAGGGTGAGTAGGCATCTAGGCTCACCCACCCTTTTAAGTTGATTAATTAATTATTAGTTAGCAGAGTTGGTAATACCGTATGTTACGATATCCTCAACAATTCCATATTGCACACCTGCACTAAATCTCATTACAACTCTCACATTTTGAGAACCATCAAGATCAGCCATATCAATAACTTTTACTTCATTATGGTCAGAAAGTAATCCTGTACCGAAGAAAATGTTAGATTTTTCAGCAGCAACTGCTGTGTTATCAGCAAGACCGTTAGCAACAAATAAAGAAACACCATCAAAAGAAAGTGAACCGTTATTCCACCATTGAGTCCCTTGTGCGTTTGTACCTGCAGCACCTAGTCCAGAAGCTCCAAATCCACCTAAAGCTCTTACATAGCTTCTCGCAATATTTTGAGAAACATAAATGTTTAGGTCTTCGCTACCATAAAGTTTTGAAGGAATTGCATCAACGATGCTACCTAATTTAGTAATAACATTTGAAGATGTTACTGCTCCTGCAGCAATCTCTTGTGCAGCAGGTAAACCTGCATCTAATGCTATTTGAGTAGTCAATCCATTAAATTGTCCATTATTAGAAGTAGCACCTGCCCAGATAGACTGTTCTGTTCTTTGAGCTACTTTTGCTGCCACGTGAGCAATAAGAAAGTCAGAGAATTTAGAAGGCATATTGCTGTGAGCAGAAAAGCCCATAGAAAGAGCTTCCCAATCAGAGATAAAGTCTTTCTTACATAATTGTAAGTTAACTTGTTGCTCTTCTGGAGCAAGGATTCTTTCAGTTAGTGTAATAGTTGAAGTAGCGTCAAAATCACAAGTTGCATCCTTAACGATATCGTCAGTTGCCACTTTTTTGATAACCTCTTTTAACTTTACATTTGGTTTTACAGTTATACCACCATTGGATATAGTAGAACCTTCAAGTAGAGCAGCAGCGATATATTCACCTGCAAACTCACCTGCGTAAGTAGTAGTAATTGATGTAGTAGTTGCCATTTTCTTTGTTTAATATATTATTACTTATTTAATCTTGCTAATACTCTATCAAGAGTGGTTTGCGGTCTGTTTTGAGCATATAAATGCAAATTTTTACTATCTGTTGTATTTTCTGGGCTATGAGTTAAAGGTTGCTCATCGGCAGAAAGTTCTTGAGGAACTTCTTCTTTAGAT